TATCTCCACCTGCAACCCATCGATGTCGTTGCGCCAACCCTCGCCGAGCATCTTGATGAGGAACTGCTTCACCACGCTCACCTCACGGGAGTAGAACTCAATGAGCCTGCCGCTCTCATCCTTCACCTTCATCATGCTGTCGATGAACAACTGCTTGCGTGATTCACCTGATAAGGCCATTTGTGACATCTTTTCGTATGACCAGTCAGGCAGTTGCAGGGTCGTGAAGAACAGCGAGCGCAGGGCATCCACATGGAACTTGAGGCTGTCGATGGCTTGTGCCCAGGTCACATACTGTGCGTTGCTGCCTTTGGGGTATTGAAGGACGGCCTTGTACTCCTTCTTCTCGTTGCCTTCCTGGTTGAACGCCACCTCTTGGTCGGCGAAGACAACAAAGACGGGCTTGCTGTTCTTGCGCAGGTAGTTGCCGTTGCGGGACATCGCCCACTCCATCTCATAGACAATGCTGCTGGTGTTCTCCCAAATCGGCGTAGGACGATACATATAGATGCAGGGAATCTTCCCCACCTCGTACTGCTCTTCCTCCACCAAGTCCCAGCCGTTCTCGCTCGACCACTTGTAATGGTGGTCTGCCGTGTAGGTGTCGAAGAAGTCGATGCGTTTGTCGGCCACCTTGCGTGCATAGGCCACCGACATGGCGATCATGTCGCCGTACTCGTCGAACAGGGGGTACAGCTCGTCACCCTGCATCGGTGAGTAGTTGGCACAGCGCACCTTCACCTTGCTGTTGAAGCCGTAGTAATTGTTCGGCTGCTCCACCGAGTACCACAGCGTCATCACCTCGCACCCGGCGAACAGCATATTGCATCGCTCGATGTTCACGGCATCGATGCGGTTACGGTTGAATATGTTCTCCAGGTAAGTAGCCGCCTCCTTCTGCCTTTCGTTCTGCGGTGTGTAGATGCGCTTCACGGGGATGCCGTTGCACAGCTCAGTCATGCGCTTCGTTGCCAGCCTCTGCAGGTCATAGGTGATGCGTGTCACCTTCTCCAGCGAGCCGTCCTCTGCCGTCACATCGGGATAGATGCTCTTGTCCATGACCGGGTGCAGTGTCGGGTCATATTCCGACACAAGCCCGCTTCCTCTCACGTTGTCGCTGCCCCATGCAGGGACGGTGACTGTTTTCTTCTTCAGGTCTGCGATAATTTCCTCGTTGGGTCGCTGACCTATTGCGATAATCTCGTTGATGTCCATAGTTACGTTTATTTCGTGTTGTAATGCTTTGTGCTGCGTTTTTATGGTGTCTGCGGTATCAATATACCATCCGTGATGTCCGAGCCTTGTCAATGGGCTTAAATGGGTTTCCGAGGTGATAGCCGCAAGCATAGCATAACACATCGACATACTCATCGTGTGGCTTGCTCGGGAAGCCGCACACCTCGTCGATGAACTCCTCGTTCCATGCACCGCCAACGAGGATGACACGGCCACCCTCCACGAATGGGGATGCCGCATTCAGCCTCGTTTCCTTGCTGTCCTTCGGTGACGGGGTTGCCACCACCGTTAAGCCAGTGGTCTCTTTCAGTTGGTCAATGACCGACAGGCCGTTGGCCTTCGGCTCGATGCGGATGCTGCTCCCGTAGCCGTAGCCGTGCCCACGCACATAAGACGGGAGCCAGCGCAGCAGGTCGGGGAACTTCATGTTGACCTTCTGCCCGTGCGTGATGTACAGGTCACCGCCTATCTTGCAGGTTGCCACGATGCCTGACGGGTCGTTGTCCGTCTTGTCAGTATATGCCGTATCAAGAAAAAACACAGTCGGCTCTTGCTTGCGGATGCGGGCGAAGTCGGCAGGGGTGATGCTTCTGAACCACTCACGCTTGACGATGTTGCCACCGTCCACCGTTGGCCGTTGCTGGTACAGGGCGGCGAATGTGCGGGGGCTGCGCTTTTCCACGTCACGCAGACGTTCCAGGCTGTGTCGCTCTGGCCATAGTGCGTCACCGATATGGCGGTCACTGATGCCTCCGTCACCCTCCACCTCGCAGATGGCAGGGATACTGACCACCGTCCACTTGTCGGGCTCCCGGTCAAGCAGCCGCCCTGCAAGGTCATCCTCATGCCAGCGTGTCATGATGAGCAGTTGTTTGCTGCGGTTGTGCAGACGGGTGAGGAAGACATCCGTATACCAGTTCCACACCCTGTCACGATAGGTCTTTGAGTAGGCCTCCATCGCATCCTTGACGGGATCGTCGATGATGCCGAGGTCGGCTGGTGTACCCGTCAGCGAGCCACCCACGCCAACGGCCTTGTAAAAGCCACCGCCCACGATGTCGAAGTAGTCCACGTTGCGCTGGTAGCCACGGCCACCGCTGGGCAGTTGTGTGTCGGGGAATATGCTCTTGTACTCGTCGCTCTCTATCGTGCGCTGTACGGCACGGGAGAACTGCTGTGCAAGGTCTGCCGAGTAGGAGCAGCCGACAATCTTCAATGCGGGATTGCGCCCCAATGCCCATGCAGGGAGTTTCCTTGATACGATTTCCGTTTTGCCGTGCTGCGGACTAATAAACACCATCAATCCTTGCGTTGGCAGGTTTCCGTCTATGAGCAACTGGCACTGGTGGGCAATATGCTTGTGAAACCACTGCATCGAGTAGTCGGGTGTAACGTAATTGAGGAAAGCCGTCAAGTTCGTCCTTGCCAGCCTTCCCAATATCTCGTTCAATCGTTCTGCCCGTTCCAATGGTGTCATGTGTTTTCTATCGCATCGTTCAATCGCTTGGTCTCTGCAATCAGTTCATCCTCCGTCATGCCCTCGTATCGGGAGTGCGTGACGTTGACTTCGTGGCTCTCCTCGGCCTTGAGCAGCCTCTCGCCCAACACCTCAAAGATGAGCTTTGCCGCCTTGACATCGCCCTTGCGTGCCTTGAGCAATAACTGCATCGTGATGGACTGCTGGACGGTCTGCTTGCGTCCAGTGAGCGGGTTGATGATGGGTTGCCCGTCCTTGCCCTTGTCGGTCAGCGGCAGCAGCATCTCCAGTTCGTCTCGGAACTGACGCTTGCGGCGGCGGGAACGTCCGCTGGCCTTGCCGCCAGCACGGGCGATTTCCCTTTGTTCTTCCTTTGTTCGCTCGCTCTGCGGTATGAGGTTACTCTCAGCCATCGCTTATCCTCTCTGCCTTTTGTCCCGTCAGTTTCTCCCATCGTGCGATGATGACATCGCAGTAGTGGGGGTCGAGTTCCATCATGCGGCATTTGCGGTTGAGTTGCTCCGCTGCGATGATGGTTGTGCCACTGCCACCAAAGGCATCCAGCACGATGTCACCCTCTTTGGTGCAGTCCTTCAAACAATTTGCGACAAGTTCAACGGGTTTCATGGTCGGATGCAGGTCGCATTTTCTTGGTTTGTCGTACTTCCAAATCGTGGTGCGGTTCTCCCCCCCCCTATAATTGTGGTGGGATTTCGTCCAAGTGTAGAATATAGGCTCATGCTGGTAATCGTAGTCCAGCCTGCCGAGAGAGAACGTGGCGGAGTTTTTGCACCAAATCAGCATGTGGCGCACCATCAAACCCGCATCCCTCATCATCATCATCATCATCAGGCCAAGTTCTCCACCTTGCGGTGATGTGACGTAGTAAGACGCATCGTCCTTGCTGAACTCACGCACGTTGGTCATTGCCTTAACGAGAACTTCGTAAAGTTGGTCGCTCGGCATGGTGTCGTTGGCTATATTTTCACAACAGCGTCCAGCCTTCTGGACGCTGTTGAGCGTAGCGTTCTTGTCACCGATGCTTACCCCATAAGGCGGGTCGGTAAACACCATATCTGCCCGCTCCTCGCCCATGAGTTTGGCGAAGTCTTCCTCGCTGGTCGAGTCACCACACATCAGCCGATGCTCGCCCAACTTCCACACCTCGCCACGCTTGCAGACAGCCTCGGTGACCTCGCTCTCGTCAAAGTCATCCTCGCTTGCGGTTGCATCGCCCTGCCCGTCCGCATCCCAATCCATCGGCAACTCGACACCCCAGTCCTCGAGTTCCTCGGAATCCCATTCGTTGGCGAGGATATCCCAATCGTCCTCACCGAAGCCATTGTTGTCCTTAATGGCATACTCTCGCAGTTTTGCAACGGGAGTGTCGGCTGGCAAGACCTTGCAGGGCACTTCTGCATATCCCAACTCCTTACAGGCACGCAGACGCATATTGCCGCCGATGACAACATACTTCTTGCCATGCTCCACCACAATCAGTTCCCGCAGGTTGAGCATCTCGGGTGCATCCTCGATGGACTTGACCAACGCCTTGTATCGCTCGTCACGGATAAAGCGGGGGTTCTTGGGCAAGCCTTCGATCTGTCCCTTGTTCACCTCCAAGCTGGAGGTCTTTATCATTTGTTGTTCCATAGTCAATCTAATTTGAATAGTGGGGAGCCCGGGAATCGAACCCAGGTGGTTTACAAGGTAATAGTCAATGAACATGAAAAAGAACACACAAGCACTGCCTCTCGGCGATAGAATCCTTTCTCCCCATGTTGGGCGACCGAAGCCGCCCGATAATCAACATAAGCTGTCCTTGTCATTTAGCATCCATTTTCCACGTTTCACAAAGTGGATAAAAACGGACTGCCGGGTCTTCTGCGCCTCTGCGCTCCAGCAATTTCTTGCAAATATAGTGAATTTTTCGTGATTTACACGAAATTTGCAGTTATTTTCGTGAAATTTTGCGTCTAACAGCATTTCTCGTCTCGGATATATAGTTTATCATCTTTGCATGGAAACGCCGTCATGGCGCATTAAAACCAGTTCTCTGCCCTCGCTGAACTCAACCTCAAGGATGGCGGTATTGCCCATGATGTTGAGCCTCGGCATATATACCCAGTCCTCGCCCTTGCTGGTATGGTAAACGACATCGACGTGTGTTCTGCCCAACAGCCGCCCGACATCCTTCGTGGTCATGCCGTACACGCTGCGAAGAATGTAGCAGATCACAGTTCGGCAGTCGGCGAAGATGCGGTGGCGTTTGCGGCTCAGCACATCCTCGACCGATACCCCGTAAATCGAGGCCACCCG